CTTCCTTACTTTGACAAGGACGGACTTGACTTGGTTCCATTACGTGCAATGGTCGATCGCTTGATCAACGCGCCGCACGATGTCACTCATTGTATCGCTGGTCCGAAGATCAAGCCTTACATGAAGTGGCTCAAGCAACAGTGGAACCATACCACCCATTTGTTTTATGCGGGATGTGATCCCGACTACGTCCAGGCGTGGCTAGCGAGGGCTACTTCTTTTGGATGCAGACTGTGCTTCTGGTCAGATTACAGCATGTTTGATGCTTCACACAATAGTGAAACGTGGGCCTTCGTCGAGGCCTTCTATGACCAGTATAAGCATGACGTTTGGTTCAATAAGGTTCTGGACGTGTGGAGGACCCCAAATGGTACCATTGGGGACCTCAAATACCAGGGGCGTGTGATGAACGCAAGCGGTCGCGACGATACAGCTCTTGCTAATGCCATTTTGAATGGTGTGGCTATGCTATTGTCCGTGACTGCGGCCTGGTTCAAAGTACCACTAAGGAGGGTGACTAGAGCGCATCTTGAACTGATCAAGAATGACCTGCAGCTGGGAGTCTGTGGGGATGATGCGCTAGGATTCCTTCCCCCTGTGTCAGAGCCCGAGGCGCGAGGATTCATCAACCGCGCCAGGGCTAATCTCACCATGTTCGGCTTCAAGGCCAAGATGTTCTGCTCCCACAGGTTTGAGGATGCAGTTTTCCTTGGCCACCGGCCCATTCAGGTCGGTGGGGCTTGGTATTGGGCCAAAACCCTTGGTCGGTGTCTGTACAAGATGGGGTACCAACGCGGTCTCTCCGGCGACCCTGGTGCCCATTTCAATGGGATCTGCCAGATGGTGTCCACCGTCTCTGCCCATGTTCCCATATTGAGTGACATCGCAAGGGAATGGCTTGCAGCAAGGAAAGGATCGAAGGTGAATGCGTTCAAGGCTGATTTCGAGCACCGTCCCTGGCAACAGTTAGGGAGGTTTGGACCTAAGCACTATGACGCTCAGGCAATCGCTTCTATAGCGCGAGCCTACTCCATCGAGGCCGATTCTTGCCGTGGTGATTTGACAGCGGGGGGCTTGGAGTCCCTTTGCGTCACACCTGGAGATGTTGTTGAGTGCATCTCCCATGTGGTACGAACAATCCGCGCATCCGGCGGAACACCGTGTGTCTTGGATCACTGGCTGTTGAGACACATGGTGGCAGTGGAC